AAAAAGATGTGTTGAGATTGAGCCAATGGCTAGAGAATTTGCAGATAAAAAACAATTGGTTGATCTAAAATCTCAGTCTTTATTAGAAAGCCTTAGAGGTATAGGAAATGCCGAGAAAGAAAGCGACAGCGAAACCAAGACAAGCGACTAAAAAGCCAACTGTTGAACAGGTAGCTAACTCTTTAGATAGACATGAAAGAGTTTGCGAACAAAAATGGAAAGAAAATTTTCGCAGATTAGATTCTATTGAATCGGATATAAATACTACCAATAAAAGATTATGGCAGATAGCTGGTATCGTTATCGGTCTATTATCTTCCTTAGTGATCAATGCCTTCTTCATGTGAAATGAACATTGAAGAATATTATGTTGAAATCTCAATATTTATAGCAAGTGTCTTAGGCGGACTTGCTCTTAAAGATTATTCTGTATCTTTTATCAAAGGTCTTAAATTTAAACTAAACTCACAATTTAACGAAGGCGATAAGGTCTTATTAGATGGCGAACAAGCCATGATAATTAAAATAGGCATGGGTACTACTGTTTTTGGTGTTTATGGTCGTGATGGCTACACATGGCGTTATATCAGCAATACCAAGATAGAATCCCTTAAATTAGAAAAGATAGTAGATAAAGACTTACACCAAGATTCTGCTTATGAAAAGCGACAAAAACTAAAAAACATATTAGAGGGCAAAGAAGATGATTGATAAATTTTTTAAACCAATAAGTGATCTAATCGGTAAAGCTATACCTGATAAAACCAAGCG